CGTCTTAAGGCCGTAGGCCTTCCGATGGGATCACAAGAGAAAGCATTTTCGGAAGCCGAGATCACCGCTCAAGCGTTTTATGATGCGGAAAAGAACGGCGTTTTCTCAATGAGACACGTCAACCCGATCTCGTCTGGAACGGGCGACTGCTAAGTTTTTAAAACACTGCAAAAAAAATCAAAGGGGCCTTGAATAGGGCCCCTTTTTTGTTATACTAGCTATAGGTGAAAGACCTTTAAAAAGTCTCCTCTCACGTCAAAAGACAATGAGGAAGCCCTTCGGGGCCTCTCATTTTTTCCCTTTTCTATAGGCTCTCTTGGTGAAAAAAACTTCGTCGCATATAAGGCAGCGAAGATCGGATCTCTTTCCTAAGTTCGGAGGGAACTTATGTCCCCTAAAAATAAAAACGCAAAGAGATCTCTTGAACAAGCTTCTCCAAGTATAAAGGGACTCTCTTTTTCTTATGGCGACTCGATTCATAAATCCTCCGAGACGATGATTTTCTTTCCGTCTTTCAAGTTCTTGTTCAGGTATTTTTTAAGCTCTTCGGATCCGTGTTTGATCGAATAGTTCACGGCCCAACGAATAAAGACCGACACGTTTCCGCCGGAAAATTTTTCGGCCAGGCCTACAACAAAGAAAAACTCTTCGGGTTTCAGTCGGAACTCGATTCTCCGATCGCGATCCTCGGCCCTTCGATTGAAAAGATCTTTCGGATCGAATTTTCTTATATGCTTAGATTCGAGTTTTTTTATATCTTCCTTATCTCCTTGAACTACGAATCTAAGCTCCGGGACAACTCCTCTCTTCTTAAGCGAGTTTATCCATTTAAACTTTGATGGATTGTCATTCTTGGACAAGTGATGAGCGAATCTTTTTGTTGGTTCGAAACTCGATCCAACGTATCTCACTTTTTTAGTGAAGGGATCGATCAAGTAATATATCCATTTTAGCTTTGTCATACGAACCATTGTAAAATAAGCTCATTATAATTCAAAGAAAAATCGGATACAATTGAACAAGGAGAACTTTAATGGAATTAGAACAACTCATCCCCGAAAGAGTCCAATGGACTCCCAAGTTTAGAGACGAGAACAACGAAGAAAAAGAAGTCGAGTTCTTTTTCAGGCCGTTCAATCTTGAGGACGAAGCTTGGCTCAAGAGAGAGTTCGGCGAGAAGATGCTTCGCGAGATTTTTGAAAAACTTCAAATGGATAAAATTTCGAGAATCGCCTTTCGTCAATTCGAAGTCCACTCGAAAAGAAAGTTGATGGAAATGAAATTTCTCGATCTCGATGAAGAGGGGAACGAAATTGAAATCGCAAAAACAGGGCCCGAGAAGCTTGGTTGTCTTGTTGTTGGATATCCCGATCAACTCGATCTTATGAAAATGCTACTCAAGACGAGAGGCATCTCAATGCCTATATTGGATCAATTGGGGGAGAAGATACTCGAGGAGCAAAAGAAAAACGCAGCGACAACGTAGCGCCTCGAGAAAAAACTAATTGGATCGAAATTTTCGATCTTGTCGCAAGTGAGTACGGATATACGTTCGATGAGTTCAAGAAGTTAACATATCGAACGTTATTCGCGGCGGTTGAAATGATAGGAATAAGAAAGCATAACGCCTATGCGAGAGATGCCGCCCTCCAAGGAATAAAAGTCGAAGTCAAACAGGTTCGAAGAAGTTTTGAAAAACTTAGTGAGAGCTCGAAAGACAAGATGATTGAGATACATAATGAAGCGATCAAACGGAAGGTCGCCGAAAAATTGGGGAAGAGAAAAAAAGGATTTTAATCGATGGCCTCTCAACTAATTGTCAAAATATCGGCGGACTCAAAACAACTCTCCAACGAGTATAAGAAAGTCGCCAAGCAAACCGAAGAACTTGAAGCTCAAATATCGGCGGCGACAAAAGCGTCCGCCGCTGCATTTATAGGCTTCGCCGGAGCTATTGGCCTGGCAGCGAATGAAGCCGCGAAAATCGAAACGATTGGAGTTCAATTTGAAGTTTTGACGGGATCCGCCGAGAAGGCGAAAAAGGTCGTCGAAGAACTTACGAACTTCGCCGCGAAAACCCCGTTTCAATTTGAAGGGATCGCGCAATCCGCGCAACAACTTCTCGGATTTCAAGTCGCCGCCGAAGATATCACTCCAACGCTTCAAAAACTTGGAGACGTTTCCGCCGCCGTCGGCGCTCCCCTTAGCGACTTGACTCTTGTTTTCGGTCAAGTGAAAGCCGCCGGGAAATTGACCGGGGAAAGGCTCCTCCAGTTGCAAGAAAGAGCCGTTCCAATTGGCCCGGCCCTAGCTCAATCCCTTGGCGTCGCCGAGGAGTCGATCAAAGATCTTGTCTCTAAGGGACAAGTTTCTTTTGCCGACTTCGAAAAGGCTTTCGCTTCGATATCTGAAAAAGGAGGGGTTGCATTTGAAGGGATGGCGAAGCGAAGTCAAACTCTCGAAGGTGTGATCTCAACTCTTAAAGACAACTTCTCGCTTCTCGCCGCCGATATTGGAAAACAGTTTCTCCCGGTTCTAAAAATTATGGCCGAAGGATTGACGAGTCTTATTCAATTCGTTCGAGACAATCCTGTTTTTGCATCTCTCGCCGGGAAGATGCTGGCCTTCGGAGCCGCTCTTTCCGGAGTTGTAACAATTCTAGGAGTTGCCGGACTTGCTTTCTTGAAGATCCGGACGGCCATGCTTGCCGCTCAAATATCGGCGACAAGTCTCGGCGTCGCCGTGAAGTCACTTGTTGGAGCTACCGGGCTAGGCTTATTAGTTATCGTAGCCTCGGAGGTTTATTCTCGTTGGGACGTAATATGGCCGGCGATGAAAGTTGTCTTTGAAGACTTCTCCATGTTCGTTATGAAGTGGTTAAACGTTCTCAAGACCGCCTTCACTTCTTTTGGATCATTCCTCGGAGAGATTGGATCGGGGATCGGATCGATATTAAAAGGCGCTTTCACGTTTGATTTTGAAGCTATTCAAGAGGGACTTAATAAGGTTCGAGAAACTTTAAAGAGTGGCGTCTCGGATATTCAAAAAGATATCGCCGACGAAATTAAGAAACAAGATTCCATGATTGAGCTCAAGGTCGCCGCTCGAAAAGAGGGTGAAACCGAAACTCAAGACGGGGCGAGCGATAAGGTTATTGAAAACGAGAAGAAGAAAACCGCCGCCGTAAGTGAAGAAACGAAAAAAAGAATCGAAGCTCTAAATAATGAGCAAGCAATACTTAAAGCCCAAGCCGAGGGGATGAGTGCGCAGCAAATCGACTTCTTAAAGAGACGACAAGAGCTCGAAGCCGAAGCGATTGAGGCGTCTAAGATAAGAAACAAAGAGGAGCAAGAGGTCGCCGTCGAGAACTTGAGACTCAAAGAAGAGGCTCTTCTTGTCGAAATGACCGAAGCGGCGGATCGTCGACGCGAACTCGAGGCGGAGATCCGTGAGGGAGACGCCGAAATCGCTCAAGAACTTGATGAGATGGCCAAGGAGGCGAGGACGGTTAAGGATGCCGAGGAGCTTGAAGCTCTTAGAAACACCTTGTTGACTCGAAAAGAGGCGAAAGAAGAACTTCAAAGAGAAGAACTTAAAAGAGATATCGATCGCCGAAACGCTTACCTGAAAGACGAGCTCAAGCATGGCCAGGCCATTGCTAAGATAAACGAGTTTTTAAACTCGGAAGAGGTTAAGGGAGTCGAGCAAGGAAACGCTCAAATCATTAAGCTTCAAAATTCTAAAAATAACACTCTAAAAAGCATGGGCAAGGCGGCCGCCGTCACTCAAATCGGAATCGATACGGCCAAGGGGGCCGTTGCTGCATATACTGGCTTCGCAACTATCCCGATCATCGGCGTCGCTCTCGGTATTGCAGCGGCCGCCGGAGTTGTTGCCTATGGAGCCGAACAAATTGGAACCGTTTTGGCGGCTAATCAAGGCGGCGTCGTTCCTAGAAACATGGGGATCCCGGGAGTTGATTCCGTTCCGGCAAGTCTTACACCGGGAGAGTTGGTTGTCCCGACTCAAAACTTCGACGAAGTTGTTAACGCCGTGGCCGACCGGAGGAGAGGATCTTCCGAAGGCGGATCCGGACAAGAGTCGACGGGATCCGGCGGAGTCACTAATATATATCATATCAACGGGGACGTCCTGGCCGACGAAGTTTTCATCGATAGAATGATCGACGGATTTAACGAAGCGGTCGAACAAAGAAACGCGACGCTTTCCGCGACGACTATCGTTTAAGGAGATGAGATGAGTTTTCCGATTCCAAAACTTCAATGGGGGAATACAAGCGTTTCGGGCGTGACCTCTCTTGGACAAAATGACATAAGTTTCATCGCGAACACTTCGTCCCTAAAAGTAGGAATGAAGATCGAAGATCCGGAGTTTCCGGAAGGAACGACAATCATCACGGTTAACGCGAACCAAGTTCTTCTTTCGAACAATGCGACGGCCTCGAGCTCCGGGAGTCGATCTTTCTATTTTGAATACCTCTTCAAATATCCTTCAATCGTTGACGATGGAGAGCAAGTCAAACCGAAGAGGAGAGTAAAAACTTCCATCTCCGGGGTCGATCAAGTTATCATCGATCATATAAGATATGAAAGAGCTCTTGAGTGGGGACACTTAACCGAAGCTGAAAGCGATACTTTGAAAAATGATTTTTTTGTTGCCCATGCAATAACCGGAAACGAGTTTTTATACTTCCCCGATCAAAACGACGAGCTTACGTTTTTCACTTACGAGCTCGCCGATGCGGACTTCGAGCCGAAGAGATTGGGAAACTCCGACAAATTCGGATTTTCAACCAAGTTTAAAAGGGTAGAATTTTAATGACGACTTATAACGACGAGGTTAAAACTCAAAAGAAGTTCAAGGGAAACGTCGTTATTCTTTTAAGGGGCGAATATTTTTCAATTCGTCAACCGGATTCCGGGCTCGTTGTCCCGGTTAACAACAATGGATCGATTATATCTTTGACGGTCAATCCCTCTTCGGTCGATCTTAAGAAAGTAAACTCGACAATCAACTCTTATTCTTTTCGAATCAACGACAAGAACCTCACGATCTCAAAGCTTTTAAAAGACAACTCGAAACTCTTAATTGATGAAGAGGTTCGTATCTTTTTGGGTCGGACGGGAGTCGGGATGGACTTCGCTGATTACTTCGAACTTCCGACGGTTAAAGTTAAGAAGGTAAGTCACGCCGATATATCTTATAATTTTTCCGCGGCCGATTCCATCGATAGGATGAACAAGGATTTTTTCTCGATATCAACAACTCTCCAAGCTAATATTCTAAACAATACGACCGTCTTTCAACTTGGGGACGTTTCCAATTTGCCGGACACCGGGTTCGGAATACTTGACGAAGAGTTCGTATCTTGGACGGGAAGAGATACGATATTAAATCAGATATCGGGAGTCACTCGAGGAGAGTTCGGGACAACTCCCGTCGCGCATGAGTTCGGGACTTCCTTTTATAACGTCGACGAAGTTGAAGAAAATCCCCTCGATGCCTTGTTGCAATTCTTGACCTCGACCGGAACCGGGCTAAATGGCCCTTATGACGTCTTGTCGGATGGCCTGGCCATCGATCAAACGCTTGTTGATATCGCCGAGATCGAACAAATTAGAGATGATTTTTTCAGTCTGCAAACCTTCAATTTTAAAATGTATAACATTGGCAACGCCTTAAGGTTTTTTGAAGGCGAAATTCTTGGCGCTACAAATACGCGCTTTATTGTTAATGAGAATCAAAAGATATCTCTCGCCGTTCTCGATCAAGCCGGGTTTGACGAAGGGTCAAATAATCCAATTGGAGAAAACTCGATTTCGAGCTTTCCAAAATGGGACGTGAGCGTCCGAGATATCGTCTCTCATATAATCATCGAATATGATTACAACGACGGGACGAGAAAATTCGAACAAAAAAGAGAGTTCAAAACCGAGTTGACCGATGCCGATACGATCATCGTCGACAAACCTTTGAGGGTTCAATATAAGGCCATCCGGGAGAGCCTCGGAGGAAACGCAATTGTCGAAGAGATTGGGAAAAGATATCTCGCAAGATTTGAAACTCCGACGCCCGAAATATCTCTTCAATCACATATCGACAAATCTCTCTTGAACGTCGGAGATAAGGTTTTGTTAACCTCTTCTCAAATCCCCAACGCTTCGGGATCTCTTAATTTCGCCGATACTCTTGAGATCGTCTCTCGCGCCCTTAATTACGTCACAGGGGACGTTACGTTCAAACTTCAATACACTTCGTATGCCGGGATCCGGGGGGCTTATATCGCTCCTTGTACGTCTATCGTCGGAGTTCAGTCTCAACAGGCGTTTGAGTTCCCGGCCGGAAGGGCTTCGGAGTACGAGATCGGATGGAAAGTTCGGTTGTGGGACAAGACAATCGAGGCGGATTACGGCGGAAACACTTTCACTGTTGGCGAGTACACCGGGGACGGGGTTCGAACTATCGTTGATATAGACGTCGACAATGATATAATTTTTATAGACGCTCCATTTGTTACGATTTTGGATCCATTGAAACACGCGATCCGGTTCGCGACTTACGACGAAGTGAACTCTTCTCAAAAGAAGTTCGCCTTTGTTGGTGAATCAACCGGGGGAGATTTTGACGACGGATCTTCGGCTTATAAAATAGGACTTTGAGGAGAAAATATGGCTTTTACACCAATCGCCCCAACGGAAACGGAGTTCAAAGCTCCAATTGACGAAACATTGATGGAGAAAATTCGCCTCAACTTCGACGATCATGAGTCGAGAATCGGCGGCGGAGGCGGAGGCGGAGGATCTATCTCGTTCAAAGTGAACGGATCTCTCGTCAAACTTGCTTCACTTCTTGGAAGTGATCCGACTTATGGTCAAAAATTGGACGGGGCCCATGTTACGGCCGGTCAATCTTTTACTCGAGTTCGTGCGTACCTTAAAAAGAACGGAAACAACGGAGCGACGAGATTCGATCTTCGTCGTCATATTAGAGTGAATCATCCAATTAGTTTCGTTAACTTTCAAATGGATCGAAACGTTCAGTCCGTTGGAAGAGTTGGATCTCCTCTCGCAACTCAAGCCGTGACAAAAAGAACTCCTCAAATAAATACGCAGCTAATCAACCGAGCAAAAGGAAGCGTGACCGGATCTTCGGTTGTCGTTATCGAAGCCGGAGTGAAGGCGAGATATAACCTCACCGGGGCGGCCCTCGATTCCGATTGGAAGGTCGGTCAAAAAGTTAAGATTTCGGGCATGGGAAACGCGAACAACAATGGAGAATTTTTCATTCTTGAAGTGAATCCCGAAGGGCATCCGGGACTTGTTGTCGATAACACGGTCGCCGTCAATGAGTCGGGAGCTTCGGGGACGATCAATCTTCAAATGTTCGAATATGTTTTCACTAATCCCGTCGACGTTCAGGGTTTCAAAGTTGGCGAGATCGTTATTCTTGCAGGGCATACGCTCGCCGGAAATAATGGAAACTTTGAGATCATTAGAATAAACGACGGCGGAAACAATCTCATCGTCTATTCAAATATAACGGGAGCGGACACTCAAGGAGCTCCGGCCGGAACCGCCGACTCGACTCGTTGGGTTTATACTTTCGCTTCGACCGTATTGACGACCGACTATTTTCAAGGGGAAAAATTGTCCGCATCCGGTCACACTTCCGGGAATAATAACGGACAATTTGAAATCGCCGCGATCAATGAGTCGGGGAATAATTTAGTCGTTATAAATCCGACCGGAGCGGTTCAAGGGGGATCCGGAGGAAGCGTCGAAACTCTGCGATGGATTTATGCTTTCAACGTTGATCCGGCTCCGGATATATCTATCGGCGATATCGTTATATTTTCCGGATGCACGTCGGCGAATAACGATGGACAATTTGACGTGAGAGAGATTGATCGATTCGCTCTTAATAACGTCGTGATCTATAATGAAATTGGAGTCACTCAAAGCGGCGGCGCCGGAGACGCTAGGTCGGAGCGCGTTGTAGTCGGATGTGATACGGACGTTTCGTTCGAGTATGATACCGCTGGAGCATTTGCCTCCTTAAAAGGATTCGTAAATACTGCCACCAACGGAGAG